TGACCCAGTTTACATGCAGGCGTTTGGATTCCCAAAGGTATTGCCTTGGCAGGTTAAGGATGGTCAGATCATTCCAGTGCAGACACCAGATATCGGAGTTGAGTCTCCAGCTAGGGTCTCACCTAACAAGGTGAAGCAGGAAGCGGTTGCAGGTACCCAAGCAATGCTTATTAGCAACGCAAAGGCCCCAGTAAAAACATTCGGTTCAGAAGCAAAGCGATCTCCTGTTATTGACCAAACACTGATTGAAGACGCAGTAAAGAACTTCGTTATTGACCAGATTGATATTCTTAACGCTCAGAAATCATCTCTTGACGCTAACCCTGGGTTTGCTTCGTTTGTTAGTGATGCAATTGTCAGTATAGCTCCAGACTACCTAGATAAGGCATCAATGAGGGCAGACGATGTAACTGGAGGAGTAACTGGTAGGTACAGTTTCCCTATTAGGAAGAGCTATCCAGTTGACCCAGACATTGCTACCGGTCGGATTGAAGGGGAAGGCGGAAAAGTTAGGGCCAGCTCCGATAGGCCAATCTATAGCCCTCTGGATAAGAGGCGAGCAGTTAGGGATCTTCTATTTGCAGCTGACGCCATTGCTAGACTTGGGTTCAGGTTCTCCACTGCGATTGCATATGGGTCAAAGAGCCCTGGCGATGGAGATCTACGTCCGCTAGGAGCGGATGCCCCAGAAGGTGTCCCACCGGCTGAACTAATTCAGAGGTGGGCAAAGATTGCACGAACTATGTCTTACGGCATTGATCGTGCTGCTGGAATTATTGACCCTAACGCAGGTCAGACTTTTGAAGAGAACGGTGTCAGAATGAGAAGGGTCCTTCCTGACTTTGAGGCTCAAGTTCGACAGCCAGTTGCAATTGACACTGGTGCATCCTACAGTTCATACGGAGATGGGGAGTTTGACTACGGCCCACCTCCAGAGCAGGACAAGGTTAAGATCGCTCAATCACCAGATGAGCCACCTGCATTAAAGGGTATTGCAACAGAGGTTGCCAGGTACCTATCAGGTGAGGCCACAGATGACGAGATTGCAGCCCTACGTAAGCTATTCTCTGGTGAGCAGATGGGTAGTGTTACTGACGCCAGACAGCGCATCTTGTCTGCAATCAACAGCGACCCAGACGTTGCACTTGCTCTAATCTTTAGGGAGGCATGGAGCATTCGAACCGCCAACGCTGCCCCAAACCTCCTAGAAAATGCGATGATTACATACAAGGGCACTCCGTATAGGGTTACTATGAGCGCCGGAACGACTGCAGATACTAACCAGGCAAATCCTCCAGAGAAGGCAGTCGCCTCTCTTGAGCCTGTCAATAAATTCCCAACCAGGACCATTGATGGAGAGCCATCTTTTGCTGCAAGGCCAATTGAACTTTACTCTGGCGATAGGTGGAAAGAGATCTCTGATGGCCTGAGGAAGTTCTACTATAACGAAGATGCGGTGGATCTCAACAAGGCTATAAACGGGTTTGCAAACGACATCCTGGGGGATCCGACATACGCAGACAAAATTGAAACCGAACTTACTACTCGATACGGTCTTGATGCAGTAATTGAGTTAGGACCAAGAAACCTATTCTTCCAAATGTTTGACAGGGCTATGCTAAAGGGACCACAGGAAGTACGAGCTCTAATCAACAGATTCCAAGAGCCTAGAGACATGATCCCAACTGCAGAACTGGCTAAATCAGGAAATGAGTTTGGCAAGTTCACACCCGAGGCCGACATCAGCGGTAACGCAACCGGAGGAGTTGCTTCTCCTCGCCAAAGGATTGAAGGTGGAGATGAGGCTTTCGGGGCATCATTTGACCAGGGCAAGATGTACTCAATAGCTGGACAGAACCCGCTTGAAAGTATAAAGAAATTTACATCTCCGCTGAGGGGACCAACCTCCCAACGGTATTACCACGGATGGCACGGGTTTGGAGCTGGAGCAGTAGCTGACGCAGCTGTGCTAGCAGCTAAGGGATACCTAGACCCAATCAGCATGCTCCAGGTCGGAGCATTCAATGCGATTAACCTTGCCCCCAAGAACCTAGCCCCTAAGCTTGGACTCGGTGCGGCAGCTCTTAACCTTGGGTTCACTGCAGCTACTGGCGGAGACCTAGGGAGAGCCTTAATGACTACTACCGGAAGCATCCTCGGAGGTCTAGCAGGTGGGTTCTTCGGAGCAGGGGTTGGGGCAATCGGTGGATCAATCGCAGGCGGAGAAGCAGCAGACTTCATCTACACAGATATTCTTGGAAACAAGAACAAGACTGACCAGTACAACAGGTCCCCAGGTATTGACATGAATAGGCCAAGTCTAGACTTTAGACCATAGTAGGAAGGATAAAATGAAGACCAAGAAGTTTGTAAAGTTTGAGAGATATGGTGCAATGACTGAGAAGTACTCAAGCGCCAAGGGACGAAAGAAGCACGAAAAGGTAGAGGGTAAAAAGGGAGAAGGCAAGGAAAAGGCTATGACCAAGAAGGGTAAGAAAGGCTGATATGGCTGCTGGCACGTATAACACCACGATTGACAAGGGGTCTACGTTTAGCCTTACCGTGACATACAAGGACGCCTCCGGAACCGTTGTCAATCTAACTGGGTGGACTGCGAGAATGCAGATCAGAGAGACGCCGGCATCTGCGTCAACTCTTCTTACGTCAACAGGTGGAAGCCCTACAATTACAATCACTAATACTAACTTTGCTACAGGTGTAATACTGATTACAATCTCTGCAACCAACACAGCTACGTTGACTGTTCCGGTTGCTTACTACGACATTGAGGTGGAAAGTGCTGCCGGAGTTGTTCGAAGGATTATGCAGGGCAGGCTTTCAATTAGCCCAGAGGTGACTAGGTGAGCGAGTCCCAGGAAGTAACAGTAGAAGAAATCGTATACCAGGTTGAGGTAATTGATGCTGCGCTTGTAGTGGGTCCTACGGGAGCTACTGGGGCAACTGGCTCTACCGGAGCAACTGGACCTACTGGATCTACCGGTGCAACTGGAGCTGCTGGTCCTGCCAACACTCTTTCTATTGGAACGGTAACTACAGGGGCTGTTGGATCAAGCGCTTCGTCAACTATTACAGGAACAGCTCCTACTCAGACGTTGAACCTTACGATCCCGACAGGCGCTACTGGCGCTACTGGCGCTACGGGCGCTACGGGATCCACTGGAGCTACTGGTCCAGCAAACACACTTTCTATTGGAACAGTTACTACTGGGGCCGCTGGCTCGAGCGCATCGGCAACTATTACAGGAACAGCGCCAACGCAAACGCTGAGCCTGGCTATCCCGAGAGGAGACACTGGTGCTACTGGTGCGACTGGCCCTACTGGAGCTACTGGAACGACTGGCGCTACGGGTCCTACTGGTCCGCAAGGGGCCACTGGCCTTACGGGACCGACTGGCCTTACTGGTGCTACGGGCCCGCAGGGGGCAACTGGTCCTACTGGCCCGACGGGACCGACTGGACTTACTGGACCGGCTGGTACTACGGGCGCGACTGGAGATACAGGATCTGCTGGAGCAGCGGCGACGATTGCCGTAGGAACTGTAAGCACAGTCGCTTACGGATCTGCCGCAACAGTTACAAACGCAGGAACATCAGCAGCTGCTGTATTTAACTTCGGAATCCCAGAAGGTGCTCCTGGTTCTGGTGGTGGGGCAACAGTAGGTAGCGCAACACCGCTACAGCTTGGAACTGCTGCAGCTGGTACTAGCGTATCGGCAAGCAGGCAGGATCACGTACACCCAACTACAGGGCTATCCCTAACTGGTCATAACCACGACGCTGCATACTCCCCTCTTGGATCTGAGGGTCGAGCTGACATAGTTTACGAGCTTTGCCAGAACAGCAGTGGTGCCACAATCCCAGCTTACTCAGTAGTGTACGTTGACGGTGCTAATGGTACTAACCCAACAATTGCACTTGCAGATGCGGACACAGAGCCGACTTCGAGCAAAACCCTTGGGTTTACAGAAACTTCATCCGCAAACGGAGACACTGTAACTGTTATTACGCAGGGTCGACTTACAGGGATAAACACTAGCGCTGCATCAGCTGCAGGGGTATCTGTTTGGCTATCTAGCACTGCTGGTGGTTTCGTTTTTGGATCCCCTCCTGCTGAGCCTGCTAACAGCGTATACCTTGGTGTAGTAACAAAGAAGAACCCAAGCACAGGAGAGATCTTTGTTAGGGTACAGAACGGCTACGAGCTAGACGAGCTTCATGACGTATCTGTTGATTCTCCAACAAATGGAGATCTTATCCAGTACGTATCCTCTACTGGTCTATGGACTAATAAAAGCATCTCTGCAGCTGGCATCTCAGGCACAGCACACGCTCACTCAGGGGTATACGACCCAGCCGGAACGACGTCTACCCACGCTGCGCTTACGACTACTGTACACGGTATTTCCAACACAGCCAACCTTGTCTACACGTCAGACTCACGCCTTAGCGACGCCCGGACGCCAAGCTCAACCCTTGCCCACAAGACATCACACGCTACAGGTGGCGCAGACGCCCTTGTTGCCTCTGATATTGGGGCCGCACCTACGTCAAGCCCTACGTTTACTGGAGACGTCACACTAAACGCACAGGGTGATATTCGATTTGCTGACTCAGATAGCAGCAACTACGTTGGGTTTCAGGCTCCAGCTACTATAACTGCCAACAAGATATGGACATTACCTGCAGCTGATGCAACAGTATCTGGGCAGGTTCTTTCAAGCGATGCAGCAGGCACGCTATCCTGGGTTACCTCATCTGGCGGAGGAGGATCTTCATCAGTTACAGTTGAATCAAAGACTGCTTCATTCACTATTCCTGCTGGTGATTCTGGAAAGCTATATGCCTGCAGCACCGCCACTGGAATTGTAATTACACTCCCACAAGACTCTGCCGCAACGTACGCTACTGGGTCAATGATCCATGCGCTAAGAACGGGAACTGGCACAGTTACATTTGCTGCTGGAACAGGAGCAACCGTAAACAGGACATATGGACTAGCACTTCGCGCACAGTGGTCAGCTGCAACTATCCTTAAATCTGCTGCAAATACCTGGACAATTATCGGGGATATAGCGTAATGTTCCAGATACCAGGAGTTTCATCAAGCGGAAACAGGGGCGACACAATTGGCGCAACCTTTACTGGTAGAACTTGGAATGCAACAACGACTTCACAAAGACTTGTATATGCAAACGGGTTCTGGTTTGGAGGACAGGGAACATCGTCTGCTGTTAAGTATCTCCCATCTATTAATAATAGCTCTGCAATTGCATCAAGCGGAGAGGGAACTGGGTCAATTTTGCAGTGCCCAAGTTTCTACAATGGAAATTATATTATGCCAGTAGCTACATCAACTGCAAGACAGTTCCTTTATACGACAGCTTTATCAAATACTACTTGGACTGCAGTAAACTGCACTGGATCGACCGCAAAAACAATCGTTAGAGTTATTTGGACTGGGACGTACTATGTGGCTCTTGGAAATGCTGGTGAATTCTTTAGGTCAACTACAATAAATGGAACTTGGGCATCAAGGACTGGGGCTTCATTTTCTATATCAGCTGCAGAATCAAATTTGACAAGAAATCTTCTTGGCGGTGCCAGTGGAGAACTTGCTAGAATTGGAGATGGTGGCGGAGATAACGAGACTGCAATTACAAGCCCATTTGGAACAAGCACAGTCAGAATGATTAGATGGTGGGAAAATCAAAATACCTGGACTGCGTCCACAACAGATGGAAAACTAGGATATTCAGTTGGTGTTAATGGTGACGATACGTCCTGGGCATTAATTACACACAACCTTGGAACAAATAACGTAGATCCTGACCTTTTCTTTATTAACGGAAGATGGGCTGCTATTGGTTCTAATGCTGGTGGTACAAGTACTACTGTATCAATAAGTGCAAATAGCTCAATCACGTCAACCTACACATCTCAAGGCGCAAAATCAACAGCTGCAGGGGATGCGTCTGCTGGATCTTGGGCTAGTGACGGTAATTATATTGGTGGAATTCTTGGCAATACAATGTATTATACAAGATAATAATGTTTACATATACTATTAACGATGAAAATATAGCAACAATCTATAACGATGGAGTTATAATTGAAGTTGCTGGTCCATGGGTAACCGCAGACGGAGCTGAGGAGTGGGCATCAATTAAGGTGTCCAGGCTAAATGATGGATCGTATTACTATGGTAAAGAAATTGAAAACATTGTCAATGACTAAAAGCCAGTCCGACCAGATCCTAGAGCGACTTGAGCGTATTGAGGGAGACCTTGCCACGATCAAGATGGAGCTTGCCGAAACTCGAGGCGCATACCGGCTTGCCAAATTTATCATAGCTCTTCTTGGAGTAAGCGGACTTGGAGGTATTACAGCATGGCTAGCGGGACAGGGAAAGTGAACAAGCTTAAGGTCCGGAGCCAGCTTGATCACGTTGAGAAGGGCGGCATTCTAGACGACTGCGGCCCATCGAGCGCTGCGTGCGCCTCTTCGTGGGTCCTGGGCAAGGATATTACAGCAGCAGAAGGAATTAAGGCCAAAGAGAAGGCAACAGGGTTTAAGGAGCAGCATGGTGTTAGTGACAACGGTTCAAGTCTATGGGATCTAGTAAAGACCTGCAAGGTACTTGGCGCCAACGCCAGGTATCCAAGGGACTGGAACGACTGCGTGGAAAGCGCCAAGAAGGGTGCTGCCCTGATCATCAATGTAGATGCCGCAAAGAACTACCCGCCACAAGCGATCAGCTCGTGGCACCAGAGGTACGTAGGGCGACATAAGGGGGCCACTTACGGACACATGGTAGCTGCAGCATATGACGAAGAGCTGGGCTGGCAGTTTGCCGACCCAACATTTACCGGCAAGGGCAAGGAGCAGTTTGCGGTTCTAGTAACCGAAGTTCAGCTCAAGGCTATTGCCTCAAGTAAGGGTGAGGCACCGTTTAAGCGTTGCATCATCGTAAAGAAGTAGGAGAAATATGACTAAGGAAAAGAAGGCACTGTTCGCATCCTGGGGTCGGTCATTCATCGCTGGCTGCATCGCTCAGTTCTTGGCTCTTGGCGGGTCAGCTTTTGACCTCAACGGAGACGCAATCAAGAGCGTTGTGGCAGCAGGGTTGGCAGCAATTGCACCTGTGGTACTTCGATGGCTGAACCCTAACGACAAGGCGTTTGGCTACACAGGAGAATAATGAATCTAGCGCCCGTACTTGAACGGTGCGCCGCGTGCAGGAGCCCGTTTGCCGAACAGATTAATCAGAGGATGGCAAACGGGCAACCTGACACGAAGGTTAGCGACTGGCTAAAGGAGAACAACTCCTACATCTCAAGGATTACCCTTGGTGGCCACAGGCGCAACCACCTTACTAACGAATACCAGACGGCAAAGGCTGCAGTAATCAAGAAGTTCAAGAAGAATCAAGACAAGCTCAAGGCTGACGGAGATCTTGCAGCACTGGTTAAGGGACACGTAATCGCAATGGTAGAGGCCGGAGAGCTTGTACCAACACTAGCTGAGGGCCTGAGAGCTCAAGAGATGATTGACCGCAGGGTTGAGAAGTCTGCAGACAGGGAGCTGTCGGTGACTCTAGCAGGAATCCTTGGCGGAGGTCCTGTGGTAAACATGATTGAAATGGAAGCTGAGGAGATTGAAGATGCCGAAGACTCCAGCCTGGACTCGTAAAGAGGGCAAGAACCCTAAGGGCGGTCTAAATGCTAAGGGCAGGGCATCCTACAAGGGTGGAACGCTAAAGGCCCCTGTAAAGGCCGGAAACAACCCTAGACGGGCCTCATTCCTTGCCCGCATGGGTGGTATGGCAGGTCCAGAGAGAGACGAGAAGGGTAGACCTACTCGACTACTACTTAGCCTCCAGGCGTGGGGGGCAAGCAGCAAGGCCGACGCTAAGCGTAAGGCAAAGTCTATCTCTTCTAAGAACAAGGCAAAAGCTTGAACATCACAAGCCAGGTGGCCTCAGATCTTCTGAGGGGCAGGAATGACCCAGTGTTCTTTGCCGATAGGTGGCTTGGTATAGTTCTCCATCCTGGACAGATCGAGTGGGTAAAGGGCATTGCGGCTAGGGATGACTCTGGCTGGAGGCCAAAGTACCTAACGACAGTATGCTCAGCCGGCAACCGAGCTGGCAAGACTCTTGGTATGGCAGTGGCAGTATTCCACAGTGCGTTCTACAAGCTGGGGGTTGAACCTCCAGACGGTACCGACAAGGACGCCATGAGATGGCAGACTGCACCATATGAGTGGTACCATGTGGGAATCCAGCAGGAGACCGCAGAGCTAGTACACAGGGAGATTTCAATGATTCTAGAGGGCGGTCACCCTGCACAGAGAGGCAGGGGCTGCCCCCTAATTACCGAACTAGGACGCGTTGTTGAGCACACCAAGAAGTACCGAGGCGAGTACCTCTGGCTGCAGTTCCACCCACTGGTAGGCGGGGCAAACATTAACTTCAGGACCACCCAGGACAAGGCTAAGGCCCTCCTAGGAAAGGACATGAACGGGATCTCGTTTGACGAGGCTGCATTCGAGCCTCACTTGATCCAGATCTACCAAGAGGTTCTGAACCTGCGAAGGCTCTCCACGGGCGGACAGCTACACTTCATCGGCACACCTACCGAGGGCATCAACGACTACGCTGACCTATGGGGGATGGGCGACCCTAAGAATATGGACAGGGACGATCAGTTCTTCAGCTTCAGGCTTTCGACTAGAGATAATGTCGGATTTGGGTTGTCAGCTGCCACATTTGATGCTATTGTAAGACAGCAAGCTGAATATCTAGTACCACAGAACATTGATGGCCACTTCATTGAGGCCAGGGACGCCTACTTCTCCTCTGAGTCAATTGAGCAGTGCTTCGTTGAAGAGATGATCCCAGAGGCATCACCTGAGAAGCGACACCGGTACGTTCAGGGCTGCGACCCAGGTATCTCTAGTGATAGTACCTGGACAATTATGATTGACCACACAGCTCCAAACAGGATGCTAGGAGTCCGTGCTAGGACCAGGACAGGAAAGCAGACCATCCAAGCCATCGTAAACATGGTACGAGAAGGTCACCTACTATACAACCAAGACCTCTCCAGCTGCACCACGATTGTGGACGAGACTGGATTTGGAGGCAAGCTATTCAAGCAGGAGTTCTCCGTCATCAGGCCACTACGTGGTTACGATTTCGGTGGCACCAAGGCAAAGAAGCTTGAGTTGCTTAGCGATCTCAAGGCAGCCATTGACAAGCGAATGGTCCTATTCCCTCGCCAGGGGATCTGGATGCAGCTTCGAAGGCAGCTGCTTTCATACAAACTTGACGATAAGAAGTTGGAACAAGACGCTGTTATGGCACTTGCTGTAGCAGTTAAACACGCAATTAGAAATCAATCTGGATACTTGGAAAACCCAGTATTCACATATTTTGGAGGTTCTGATTAATGGCTCAGCCGAAGGTGAAGCTACCAGATAAGGAGCAGAAGGCTCTGTCAATGGCCTCCACAGCACTTATGATGCAGGAGATTGACCCAAACACCGATGAGAACTACTCAGTACTGGCAGAGGCTTACAAGCGTAAGCAGATCCAGGAGCCTGAGCAGGCTCGTCTGCGTTCCATGTTCCGCCGGTACGACCACTTCTACTACCCTAACACGATTACACTAGGCGGGGCAGACCACTGGGCAAGCGACCCTTCGGCGCGTACAGCTGGTCGTGCACACGTTTCTGTTAACGTGCACCCTGCTTACGTAAACATCCCATCCTCACTTCAGGCTATCCCACCTATTGTAAACTACGTACCTACAGCAATGGACAAGCAGGGGCGTGCTTCTGCTGCTCGAAGAGAGAGGCTGTACTTCGCTTGGGCCGAGGCCAACGAGTTTGAGGTAAGGCTTGAGGAGGCGTGTCTATACAAGAGCCTGTACGGCCACACTGCTGCCAAGGTTTACTGGGACCCTAAGGCCAAGATCCCCAAGATCACGATCATTGATACCCCAGAGAACCTTCTACTAGGGTACGGTGACTCCAACTACAATCGCATTGACTGGGCTATCTACACCTACGGGCTTAGCCCACAGGCTGTTATGGAAGACTTCGGCATCGAGGTAATCCCAGTTCAAGAGGGCGGCAGCTGGCACCCATACACCTACCACGCAACTCACTCTGACCCACTTGCCAACCTGTACCACAGGGAGTACGAGCGTCAGCCTAAGCGCATCCAGAGCGAGTACGAGCAGATGCAGATCACCGTACTAGACTATTGGTACAAGCACCCTAGCAAGCCCGGTAAGGCACCTGTAGTCTGCAATGCACTCATTGTAGGCAACACGGTAGTTTGGATCAAGAAGCACCCAGAGCTGGGCGGAGAGCTTCCGTACATCCCGCTCAGGAACAGCCTGATCCCAGGCAGCCCATACGGTAAGTCAGAGCTGTTTGACGTTGAGCAACTCCTCCGAGAGAAGGACGAGCGGATCACGGCACAGGCTCAAATGATTCAGTCAATTGTCGGCGGGCAGATGTGGCAGCTCGTCGGAGGGGATGCACCAGATGAGGTCCCGGCTAACGCCATTCCTAAGCCTGGCCGAGTGGCCACGCCTGGTCCTGGCAATGAGCTTCGACCTATTACTCCGTTCATCCCTCAGTTCCAGCTTGAAGACTATAACAAGCGGATTGACCGAGAGATCGCGGTGGTAACGGGCCTCAACGATCTTCTGCTTGGCCTTGCGCCTAGCAGTGTTCTTGGTTCGTCCCGTGCCATCGCGTCTCTCGTTGCTAACTATGAACAGAGGATTGCGCCAAAGCGCAAGCTTCTGTACTCCTGGATCAAAAAGGTATGGGAGCTCAGCGCCCGGATGTGGGAGGCCAAGGAGCGACCAATCAGCGAGATTATTGCTGGTGAATACCGACTTGAGATCACCCCACCAGAGCTAACTCCTCGAGATACCCTTGAGCTTGCTCAGACGGCTCTCAACCTCGTACAGGGCAGGATCTGGAGCGCGGAGCGCGCAATGGACCGTGTTGGCGTGGAAGACCCAGAAGGCGAGAAGGAACTCATCCGAGACGAGCAGACAGACGCAACTCTCAATCCAGCTGCAGTGCTTACGATGGGCCAGCTGATGCAGATGTTCCAGCAGCTCCAGATGATGGCGCCGCAGGTAGCTCAGCAGCAGATGGCTCAGCAGCAGGCATCCACAGCAAACGCCTTCCGTCAGGTTGGAGCATCTGGAGGAAGCGAGATGATGAACGGCGGAGAGATGGGAAACCTTCCGCCAGAGATGCTCCCAGCAAACGCACAGCAACCAGGTCAACCTGGGGCCATCCCGCCAGAACAGGCAATGGCAGATCAGATGATGAACGGTCAGGGACCACTCCCACCGGAGTTGGCTGGCCAGATGAATGGAGGCCCAAATGGCACGCAAGGGTAAATTCGGCCGCTCAGCTAGCGGATCACAGAACCTTTCAGCTCTGATCTACGCGCTCCTTAAGGAGGAGCGTCAGGACCAGGAGCAGAACATGCTTACCGCATATAACAATAACATGCGGTCCGGCTCTGCTGCTGGTCTATTCACTATTGACGGTGTAAGCAAGTCAGCCACGGCAAACAACATTGTTGCGTGGTACTTGGCACAGGCTGCAGCTGCTTCTGCAGCAGGAGACTCTGGCGGCGCTGAGAAGCTAAAGACTAAGGCAGAGGAGTTCCGTATCGCTGCTCTTCGAGACTACGAGAACATCCTAGACGCAGCTTACCAAAACGGTAACTCAATTGACCTATCCCTAGTCGGTGGATCTGGGACAGGTAAGATTACTGACGCGGAGTACGAGAAGTTTGTTGAGCGAATTGCCGCAGACCCAGCAATGACTGATGCTGACCGTGAGCGACTTAATAACAAGATGTTTACGATCTCATACAGCAGTTCTGCTTCCGACATGGTAAACGGATTCAAGGAAAAGAAGTTCACCGCAGACCAGCTAGTAAATTTCTACGACAAGGAGCTAATCCGGGCTAAAGAGGCAGGCCTGACAGAGGAGTCAAGGACATACCAAGACATCCTATCTGCTAGGGCAGACGCAATTGCTCGTCGAGAGTCCGACGCGGCTCAAGCACGTGTAGACAAGGTGGACAACGAGCTCAAGGCAGAGACAGACGCTATTGCTCGTGGTGTACAGAAGCTTCTAGGTGGTGTTCTGAAGGACTACCTACCAGATAAGAACTCTGTTTCCATCCTGAATAATGATATCAAGAATGGCTCTGGAGACGATTGGCTTACTAACTTCTCTAATGTACTGAACAACAACAATGTTGACGTTCAGTCAGTTATTGAGTCCGCAATGAGTTCATACGGTCTAGACGATGAGACTGCAAGGAACATCATGGATCAGCTTGAACTTGCTGCTGATGACATTAAGAAGTTGCAAGACCAAGGGTACGGCAAGGAGCTACAGACATGGCCAGGGTTTATCTCTGGGTTTAGCTCACAGTTTAGCAAGGGTATCTTTGTATCAACAAGCAAGAAAGCTGTTGAGGCTCTAGCAATTGAGTTGAACAAGTCAGGTGCGTCTATTAGCGTCCCAAATGCAGCTGATCAGTCAGCAACACAGAAAGCCTTGTCTGACTTTGTTGGAGCAATAGGCGGAGCTGGGTTTGACAACATTGCAGATAACAATATCCCAGAAACAATTGTTGGTATCAACAACGGAGACGTTAACGGTCTATTCGGCGGTAACGACCCTATGACTATTAGCGATCTTATTACAAGAATATCAGTTATCTCCGGGCAAAGCGAATATGACGTAGCCGATCAACTTGGAGACACTCTTACCCAACTTGAAGTGAATGAAGATTTGACCGCACTAGGGCCGTTTGGAGACGCCCTAATGCAGCTAGGACTAAACAGAGTTGCTCTACTGCAGCAAATTGGAAGTAACGGATCAATGACTGTAGCTGACGTTCTTAGGCTTAAGATTGACTCCACCGAAAAGCCACGACTAATCGCTGAAGATAAGAATCTAGTCCTGACATACAGATGGGATCCAAAGGTAAGGTACTTTACTTTCCAGGCAATTAACAAGTTTGACGTACAAGACCCGAACAAATTTGTCCTAGCTTACGACAGAGCTGGGAAGCCATACTACGCAGAGCAAAGAGCAGTTACTGGTCAGGATAACTTTAAGTTTATCCCAGTTCCTGGTGGCGGAAGCGGATCTGGAAGAATTGACAACAACGACATCATCCAGTATCGAGGCGGAGACAACCTGTTCTATAGGTTCTCATACCAGGACCTTGAAGCTATGAAGGGATGGGCTGCCGAAAATAAGAACAAGCCTGGGTTTGAAAGACTTACTGGGTTTGGAACCGACGGACGACTTCCTACGCTTGTTGTTGACGAAGGAGGAAATATTTCCGACGCGTCAATTGGAGAATTCTACATTAAGCTTTTCCAAGACAAGGACTATATCGGTCTTTTTGCCGATTACATGGGCACCGAAAGAGGCATGAACGGGCAGATGTGGCTGGATAGCAAAACAGTGACAGACGGAACCTACGTAGGAACGTCAAACCTAAAGGGAGACCTCACAAGCCTATTTGGCAAGTATGGCTCAGGAACTTCAGATGAGTGGAAGTCGCGAATTTCTGAGTGGCTAAAAGGAAAGGGAATTGAGGACAGGACTGGAGCTTATACCAACCTTCTCATTAATTCTCTCACCACAGACCAAAGAAACTTAATTCCTAAGCCTGGTGACACGGGAACATCAGGAACAGGCGGTGAGCGTGGAGCCATTCCTCAAAGGCAGCCAGGAAGCACTGACGTGGCAACAGCAGATCCAAACTTCTGGCCAGGTCGACCACCTGCCTCTGGAGGTAGTCAGCTTACTGCAAGTTCTGGATTTACAAGTGGATACGGAACTTCTGGCGTACCGTACGTCAACCCAACCTCAGACTACATGGCATACACGCTAAGGAATCTTGGTGGTGAAAACATGCCTAAGCCAGGAGCAACGGCTCCAGTAACTGCACCTGATCTACGGGACAGCAGGATGCCTGTTATTACACCTAAACCAGCCCCAGTGATTGCACCTAAGGCTCCAACTGTGGCACCTGGTACAGCACCTAGACTAGGTTCTGCTCCTACGTCGTTTAGGAACACACCATCACAGTCTAGAGGCGCAAGTGGCGGCGGCCGTTACGTAGATAGGATTGCACTCTAATGCCATTTACAGATCCATACGATCCAGGAACAACTAGCAGTAGCGGACCGGGTATCACTTCGTCAGACCTAGAGTTGCGTTTGACTCCTCAAGGAACGATGGGTCCTAATAGGTTCGGTGACGTGGTAGGAGAGCTTTCATCTGGCGGAGACTCCAAGAGCCCTCTTGACTTTGCTTTCTCAGCACCATTGCGAGGAATCGGCATGGTTGGGCAGGCAATTGGAGCTGTTCTTAAAGGCGCAGCAGATATTACCGGTATGCTTCCACCTGTTGACTACATAAGCGATCTCAGGATAGGAGACAAGACTGTTGGAGACGCCGTAGGAGCAATCGGTGGTGCTGGTATTAATCTTATTTCGCAACCAGGTAAATTTACTGCAGACAACCTTCCTGGAGTCGGAGCAAAAGCACGAATTCAGAACAGGTCAGACCTGCCTTCAGACGTACAGGCAATGATTAATGCTGGAGCTACAGAGCAAGAAATTCTTGACTACATGTACAAGAACAACAAGTCATACAGCAACGACCCAACGATTAACCTTGGCGCATCAATTCTTCTTGACCCTCTTAACCTCACTCCGGCCATCGTTGGCAAGCTAAACCTTGCTAAGGCAGGTACTAGGGCTGCCGCAGTTGGGGCTGGAGTTGCAGCAGGCTCCGTTGCTGGACCAGTAGGTGGAATCATCGGCGGCGTAGCTGGGTATGCTGCTGGCGGGAAGATCGCAAGCAAGTTCACTGGCGCTCTTGCAGGGGCCGGTGTTGGTCTTGATATGGGGAACAAGGTTAAGTTGCTACAGGCGTACGAGGCTGCTGGAAAGGCTGCAGAGGCCCCCAATTGGCTAAACAAGTACAAGCTGTTCTCTGAGTTTGAAAAGGGTACATTCGGCAAGGTTCGCGGGGTAAGCGCAGGGATAAAGCGTGGTCTTGCGTATACACTTGCGCAGTCAACTGCAAAAGCGTTTGGAGACGAAGGACTTGTTTCTTACGGAAAGGCTGCAGAAAGAATTTCTGGAGTAAAGGGAAGAGGGACTGCTGTAGCACGAATTGGACTTGCACTGCAGAACCAACTTGTTTCTGCAGTTAAGGATTCCCGATTTAACAACCTGCAGCAGAAGGCTGATGCAATTGTTGAGCTTATTGATACAGATATTAAGGTGGCTATTGCAGAATACCGACAGCGTTCCATTGATGGCACCAGCACAGACTACGTAATTAAAAAGCTAACAGACTCCGCCCGGTCCAAGGGCAAGACCCTTGAGGAAGTATACACACTGAGCGTTGAGGAAATTAAGGGTTACCTACAGGATACTTCAAAGGTGAATGGTTCAAGGATTATTGACCCTAAGACCAGATTCGAAATCATTGGCAACGACAATATCGTAACACTTGCCAAGAAGAGGCTTGCACTTCGCCTAGCTGAAAGATCAGCTAAGGCTGAATTTGGGCCAACGTACAACCCTACAAACGAAGCTGTCCAAAATTGGAAACTATCTCAGGATCTTACCCAAGGAAAGATGGTAGATAGCATCGAGGCATCAGTAACTGCAGAGGCAAACATACTTCGCCTCGGTGGGAGAGCAGCTACTGGGAGGGTCATTGAGGCCGCTAGGAGCCTTGCACAGAACTTTGAGAGGTCAGGAGCAGATGACTTGGCCAGAACAACTGGTGTTGTTGAGCCTTCTGCTACCTCTGTTGCCGTGGTCCTTGAGGAGATCTTCGGAGGAGCAAGGCTAGGAGTTGATGGAGTTATCTCTGGCGGAAGATACTTTGACTCCGCAGGAAATCTTACTAAGAGCTTACCTCTCTTGAGGGAACTAGCCAGTCGACTTGCTATGTCTAGGTCCGGAACTTACGGTTACAACGTCAATAGGGTTGGAAACATTAAGAGGATTTTCTCTCTAGCCCAAACGCTTGCAGCAGGCGGTGTTCGAAACTCTGCCGCATACGTTGAAGAGATCGGAAAGCTTCTTGGTAAGAAGCTATCTACTAGCGCTCGTGAAGCGTACAAGGCAATTGACGAGGTTGACCAGGGTATTGCATCTAGAATTACAATCGTTCGCAACGACAGCCTGATTGCCGGAAAAGTATCAGAGTGGGTCCAACTTTACGATAGGTTTAATGAGATTATTGCTGGAACACTTGACCCAGCTGCCTTCCAGAATATCCCGCAGCCAATCCTAGCATCTCTGTTTGAGATTCTCAAGAATGCGCCAGATGTGGCTACAGGAGTGTCAAACGCAAAGAGCTTCTGGGCAAAGTCCGCAGCTAGGGAGTTTGCAGACATTGCAGATCAGGTCTCTGGTGCAGATATGGCAAGAGGATTCATTTCATCAGATGAAGTTTATGGGATGCTTAAGTCTGCCATGGATAACGGTGCCACAGTGTCGGCTGCTAGCGCTAAAGAGTTAGCTGGGATTCGATCAGTATGGACCGCAATCGGTGGTAGCGTTGGAGAGTTTGATGACCTGGTAAGGTCGCTTGAGGCTGATGGGTACAAGATTGGTCTTGGACCAGAAGGAAAGATGATTAAGACTCCAGTTGTAGTGGGAAGATTGAAGCAGGGAGAGAACGCTATCCCGGAGATCTCCTCCCAGAGCAGACCATTCCTTGACATTACATCAGACTTTGTTGACGGACTTCCTGATCTTGCAAAGCCTGGCTCCTATAAGGCCGGCAGGACTAGGTCGGCTATCCAGTCGCTAATGGCACCAATTGCTCAGACGACTATTGGAAACGCTGCGCAGCAGAGGCTCGTGCTGGCTCTTGGTGATAGGTTCTCTCTTGACGAGGTAACTGAGTTCTACAAGAAGACTGCAGAATTTGCTGTTGAGAGGCGCATTGGTATGCGCGGTCTTGACCCTCAGGATTACAACATGATCATGGATAACGTACTAAAGGAAAAGGGAATCTCTCTTGACATCCGCAACAGGGACCTGCAGAGACTAGGAATGAAAGTTGTTAACCTGCAGAATGAGATGTCAAGGGCAATCGCAGGAGAGTTTAAGCAGGTAGGATATTCTCAGGCCTTTACAGGAAAGGCAAAGAACGTCCCAATGCTTGGCAGGTACATTGCCAAGGTATCAGAGAACTATTACCCAACGCTTAAGTACAAGTATAGCCCTCTGTTCTTTGCTCAGGAGTTGATTGAATCTCCATTCTTTGCTGAGCTTAGAGGGATTGACAAGGTAGCTGTTGAGAAGAAGCTCAGCGAGGCTGGATACACAGCACAAGAACTTCGAGCAGCGTGGGGTGAAAGAAGCTCATCGCTTGCTCAACAGATCCACGATCAGGCATTCTATACCACGATGGTTGGGTCAAGAAACGGAGTACCTTCCACGCTAAAGGAAGGCGTAAAGCTTCGTGACATCTTCTTTGAAGGTAAGATGGACGCTGTTGACGCTGCCAAAGGCTCACGAGGAGCTCTTGATCAGCTTGCCGAGCCTAAGTGGACTAAGTCAGCTGAATTCAAGGAATCTTACAGAGACGTGATGGCTGTGGCAGACATGGCGCCTAGGTTCCAAGAGTGGGTCAGAACAAGCAGGCCTGGTGAGTTTATTGCCCTTACGGAAAAGTACGGGACAAATTCACTTGACCAGCTAATCGGATGGTACTCCGAATATAAGCGTATGCAGTCGTTCAAGTTTGGTGGCGGTGCAATTGATAGCCTTAAGAAGCCAGGATTTGGATTTGCCGTAAACCCAAGCATTGACGGTCTTAATGACGTAATCAATACTGCATACGGCATTGAGAAAGCATACACACCAGAGGCATTCCAGCAGTTGCTTGGAGAAGGAGTCAGGCCAGAAGTGGTTGTCTCAGTTCTCAGGGCTAAGATTGTAAACGTTGCTAAAGACAGCGGGTTTGACGTTACAAGGCTAAACGATGCCCTAAACAGGCTTGAAGTCCAGTCAGGTTATTTTGCTAGAGAGTTCAAAAACCCAAGCCTTTACTACGACGAGGCAAAGTCAGGCTACCAGTCGGCGCTAACGGACTTTGTTAGCGAGTCAAAGGCACTGTCAACTCAGTACGCTCTTTCTGAGGTAAACAAGAGCATCGTTATGGAGCTAATGGAAAACTTCAATCCAGGTCTTGGTAGCGCTGCTGATGGTGCAAAGATGATTGAGGCGCTTGGTAACGCTCGACAGTACGGCGCAGAATTTAACACTCTTGCAGACCTAATTGAGCAGATCCGGGTTAGGTCTGGAGCAAAGGACGTAACCCCTGCTACAAGGGCTCAGATTAAGGCTGTAGTTGCCAATATCGTGAAGGGTGATAGTTCCCTTTCGTCAACCGCAAGATCAACTCAGCAGATCCTTTCTAGGTCAGCTGACCTTTTGCTTGAGAGCCACGCCGGAGAGGAGGCAGCATTCCAAGCTGTAAAGTACTCCTACCAGACCGCAGCAGATGCTATGGACAAGGTAAACTACTTCAACAAGAACCGAGGATGGCTTGAGCGCGGTCTTAACCATCAGTTCCTTGGCCTTTACCCACTCTCCTACATGTACGGTAAGGTCCTGCCAGAGCTAGCTAGGTTCCTGTTCTACAAGCCGTTTGGCAAGGTAGCGCCAGGAGCTGGGTATGTGGCCTACCAGAAAATGAAGGATTACTTTGACAGGAACCAGCCTAACGCAGAATATCAGAACTATGCCGAGCAGCCAGAATACCTATTCCTACTTGCCCAGCTAATCCCAGGTCTGCCAGACGACATCACAGTAGTGATCCCTTCATGGCTACGAAGCGGGATCTCAACCGTATCTAGGCAGGGATACGACCAGTACAACGCTACCGACCTCGTTGACGAGCTTGGTAAGCCATTCCTCAACACAGGTGTACTTGGTACTGGAAAAATGCTACTAAACTCAATCAACGAGTTGACCACACCAACACAGATCCAAAATAAGCTTGTACCTGGGGATCGCCCCACGGTTGAATTTAGACGATAAAGGTCGGAAGTTCCGACCTGTAGTAAAGAGAAGGAGCCAATAGATGGCAGACCTTGAAGTCGCGGCACAGCAGCCGTTAGAGTCGCAGCCAGATGGTGAAAACCCGGAGGTTGCCACTCAGTCGGAGGAAGATGTCGCCACTTGGAAGCGTCGTCTAGCCGGAAAGGACCAGGCACTCACGGCAGCCAAAAAGGCAGCAGATGAGTTCCGGGCCAAGTACGACGAGCTCGCTCAGTGGAAGGCCTCGCAAGAGGATGCTTCCCTGTCGGAGTTTGAGAAGGCAGCGCGGAAAATCAAACAGCTTGAGGACGAGCTGAACGTCACCAGGACAGAGTATCAAACGGAGAAGTTGAAATCAAACTTCCCTAAGTACTACGAGTTCCAGGAGAAGGTTCGCGGACTCAACGAGACGGAACGCGCAGCGGAGTTCGAGAACTTCGTCAAGCAGTTCACTGGCGGTCAGGAGACTGCCGTAGAGACCCTTGGAGACGTCAATACGCCAAAGCGTAGCGTCGCTAAGGATAAGCCCATGAAGACTGAGGACATCCTTGGGGCCCTTAAGGCCCTTGGTAATCCTTGGCAAGAGTAAGAAGGAGTATTTAAATGGCTACGAGCAATACGCTCTCAGGGCCACCACTGCACCTTGTTAACTCTCTGAACGGCTCTGAGGCTAATGCCTATCAGAAGCTTGTTCAGGAGTTGGTATCGCAGTCGGTCCAGAAGGAGCTTCGCAATAACATGGTCCATGCTCTCCCGAGCAACTATGTCCCTGGCACGTTTGTCAAGGGCACGGACCGCATCCGTTACGTCCGCTATCCGGACGTCTCACACGGTCTCACCGAACTAGCCGAAGGTGTAACGCCTGATCCGACGATTAATCTCTCGGTTCGGACTGAATACTTTTCGGTCAAGCAGTACGGTGCATACACCAGCTTGAGCGATATCGTTCAGGTTGACTCGCCGCACGATCTTGTTTCGATCGCATCGGAGCGCGTCTCGTTTGCTGCAGCCCAGTCCATGGACCGAATTGTACGTGACGTGATGAACGCGGGCACCGCCCGAGTTTACTACGCACAGGCTCAGTCCACTACCTCCTCAATCTCAACGCGAGCAGCTCTTGCTGGCGCTACAATCAGCGATGTCGCTGATGGCACAGCCCGACAAGACTATAAGCTCACGGGCCTTGAGATCAAGAAGGCAGTTGCACGACTTAAGTCTGCAAACATCCCTCCTTATCCGGATGGATTCTATCGCTGTATCATCCACCCAAATCAGCAGTATGACCTTTTGACCGATACCTCGAATCACGGCTTCCTTGAAGCCTCGAAGTACGTTCAGAATCTTACGATGCTGAACGGTGAGATCGGCGCGTACTCTGGCGTTCGCTTCCTTGTCTCCAACGAGGCAAAGACGTTTGATGTCAGCGGCACGACCGTTTACTCTGCACTCTTCTTTGGTCCTGACGCATTCGTCGTCGGTGACTCACAGACGATGCAGACGTACTTTATCGCTCCTGGTGGAGACCACACTGACCCGCTCTCGCAGCGAGCTCTCCTTGGTTACAAGGTGCGCTTCGGTGCTATGATCATCGGTGAGGCATCTGTCAGCGAGTACAGTGGCCGAGACAAGGCTGCAGTCGTTACCAACAAGGCATTGACGTCTAACGTTGCAACGATCACCACGAGCGCTGCTCACGGTATCTTTGTTGGCGAGACGATCAAGGTGATTGGTGTTGACGCAACCTTCAACGGAACATTCACTGTAACTGCAGTGGCTGCTACGACTATTTCGTATGCCAAGACGGCTTCGAACGTTGCTTCCACAGCTGTTTCTGACGGAGTCGTCAGCAACGTGGTCCCACAGACCAGCACGGGAATTACCCGTTACCTGCGTCTTGAGACACGCGCAACCGGCCTGTAATAGACGGTACGCCTTTTATCCCCAGCTGGCTTCGGCCGGCTGGGGGTAGGGCATATGGAGGATAAATGCCAACACTGAGCACCCTAATGAACAAGATCAGAAGGGACCTACGCGATACGGGTCAGTCTGACGGGGTGGACAGGACTTGGAGCACACAGGAACTAACCGAGCTAATTGAGCTTGGAATTGCTGAGGTCTCAAGGTCCTACCCACGAGAGATGGTCTCTATCGTAGCGCTTCCTGAGATTCTCAATTCTTTCCACGCGTCTTCTTTTGCTATGCCAGCCGGCATGGACTCTATCTTCCGTATTGACGGACTAAAGTATCGCATTGACTCAACCGTAAGCCCGATCAAGGAGTGGTACGAAGTTACCGACATCCTTGAGCAGGAGAACGGGTGGGGACCATACAGCGGCTGGGAAATGCACGCTGGTACTCTATACATCCAGCCAGGTCGAGTAACTGGCAACACGTCTCACCTTCGTCTGGTTGGCTACGGAGACTGGACAGTTGAGACATTGGACATCAACGCCGAGCAGGCAATCCGCTATTACGTGACAGCAGAAGCAACGTTCCGGCTCATGAACGACCGAACTATGTTCCAGCAGTGGCAGGTCAACTCAGGGGCTACTGATGTTTCGGTGCCAATGATCAACCAGAACTACGTTGCTGCCAGAACTCGATACGACAGGCTGATCAACAGAATGCGAAAGCTTAGGAGAGTCGGCTGATGGATTTCAACAGGCCAGTTAAGCTCAAGATTGACGCTACTGAATACTTGGATCTAAACTCCCTGGCCAACGTCAGGGCAGGATCTGATCCGCTGTCCGGTTACAAGCTTGAGTCCGCAAATTACGCGGCAGTTCAAACTGCTGGCTATGTTGACAAAGCCGCCCTTAGGGATGGTGTTAACGTGACCGAGTCCTACTTAGGCGGTAGAAATATTGATATGGTTGTCTCTGTATATGGCAGCACAACAGGAGACTTCTGGGACAGGATTGACGCTTTGTCCTCTGCGACACAGCCAATGCCGCAAGCATTCTCTGCTAACTACGGCATTAGGCCGTTAAGATTTTATCAGCCTAGCTGGAATTTGGCAGCAGATTTCCCAGATGGTGTCGAACTTGATATGAACGTCCGACCTGTGTCTCTTCCCGTATACGGAGTATCAAGAAGGAATTCCATTGGCAAGCCTAAGGACGGCTTTTCACAGCCTGTACAGCTGCGTTTCTTAGCGCCTAACCCAAGGAAGACGCTCTCTGCGGCTCGCGCATTGGCTTCAGCATACACTACCCACCGAGGCTCCGCCACAGTTTACCCACTTTTGACCAAGGCCAGCTGCACTGCTGGTCAGGTTGTAACATTCAGCTGGTCAAGCGGAGGTACCTCAAGCACGGTTGTTGTTACAGCCATAGCTGCTGGTGCCATTGCCATTGACATGGAGACTATGGGTCAAACCAACTGCCGGCTAAACCACACCTCAACCACAGGGGACTTCCTGGTGTATCCGGGGACTGTAACATACGGTGGGACCAGCACAGCAAGCACGATTATCACCTTCACTGAGGCCTGGCTATAATGGCTACCAGCAGGTACAGGATCAGGATCTTTGATAAGAACTCAAACTGGTCAGTTGGCACTGAGCGCTGCGTAATCTTTGACGCCAAGAACATTGGCACAGAGGTGTACGCCAACGACGTCGGCAGCGCCTTTTGGACGCTTGCCATTGATCACCCTCTAATCCCAGAACTTATCCCTCTCAAGAGGCACTACAAGATTGAGAGATGGAATGGCTCATCTTGGGTAGTTGTGGCTGCCGGAATGATTGCCTCATACGACGCCACTAACGACGAGATTGTGTACGAGGGGATGGACTACATGACCATGATCTCCATGCACTACACCAAGCTAATCGGCCCTGAGTCTGGCACAGATAATGCCATTACTCGACCTGGGACAGACGAGATCGTTGAGTCAGCTGACCTATCCTTGACGGCAACAAGGTCAGCTTCTACACTTATTCCTGCCGTTGCTGGTGAAACTACAACAGCAGACTGGAACTCGCACGACACAGAGCAGCACCTAGTTGTTGGAGCTTATCCTTTTGCTGCCATAATCTCAAAGTGGCAAGTATATTATAACACTACGTATTCAAGCTGGGCGGCAGTTCTAACTGTTTCAGAAGTTCCTATTTCTGCACACATTGTACCAATCCTAAATAACTGGATTAACATTGAGAGCTCAAACTCTACACTTCAGGGGAATAAGTATATGGCTCTTGCAGCTGCAGGTGCAGGGACTCCAAACCAGGGGACAATTACGGTCCTCCTTGAGAGCTATACAGGTGGGGCAACGTCTCTAGCGAACACAACAGGTACACTTTATTACCCTAGGTACCAGGTATCTTCATTGGTTAAGTTTGACGTTCCAGATATTTCAACTAAGACTATTGGATCAGCTATCCTAAGACTTACAGCTTCAAACGGTACTGGTGACCACACGGTTCCAATGGAGCCTGACATCGGGGGACGAGGTATTACCGTACGAAGGATGCTGGCCGACTGGACAGGAGACACGACAACAGGAGCCGAGGGAGTGTGGGCAAACTCGTCAAATGCTAACTGCGACTACGC